AAAACATCCACTCACTGATGTATTCATTATTAATTGACACATATATTAACGACCCAAAAGAAAAGTTGGAATGTTTCAGAGCAATCGAGCATCTCCCTGCGGTTCAAAAGAAGGCGAATTGGGCTCTTAATTGGATTAATAACGCATCTTTCCAAGAGAGGTTAGTTGCTTTCGCAGCAGTTGAGGGTATCTTCTTTTCAGGTTCATTCTGTTCAATCTTTTGGTTAAAATCAAGAGGTATTATGCAAGGATTGTGTAACGCAAACGCCTTGATTTTCAAAGACGAAAACCTACATTGTGATTTCGCTATTCATTTATTTAACAATCATATAGAAAACAAAATATCAGAAAAAAGAATCAAGGAGATATTGTTGTCAGCACTTGAGATTGAGAAGGAATTTATTACAGAATCATTACCTGTTTCATTAATTGGTATGAACCAAAACCTAATGAAACAATACTTAGAGTTTGTTGTTGATGGACTTTTAGTTAAATTTGGGTGTAAAAAAGAATTTAACGTAGAACAACCATTTAAATTTATGGAACAAATTGCTGTAGAAACCAAAGGTAATTTCTTTGAAAGTAGAACTATCGAGTATCAAAAAGCAAAACTTAACGAGGCAATCTCATTTGATGAGGATTTTTAAACTATAAACTATGTCATTAACAATTATTAAAAAAGGTGGGGAAGAAGTAGCCTTCAACCCCACCAAAATATACAACCGTATTAAAAAGGCGTCTAAGTCACTTAACGTAAATTCAGACGAAATATTCATTAAAGTAATCACATCCGTTCCAACTGAAGGTAAAATCACCACTAAGGATTTGGACAAGTTGGTTTATGAGATTTCTGCGGCTTATACTGGTAGTCACTACGATTATAGTAGATTGGCAGCAACCGTTGCGATTTCATCATACCACAAAGAAACAAACCCAAGTTTTTCAGAGGTTATGGAAAGTTTAAATAAGGAGGGTATCATTAATGAAGACCTTATTTTAACTATGAAATACTATGGTAAAGACAAAATTGATGAGGTAATTAACCACGAATTGGATTATAACTTTGATTACTTTGCTTGGCGTTCACTACAAGAGATGTATCTACTAAAGAACTCAAATGGTGTGTCAGTTGAAAGACCTCAACATATGTATATGAGAGTCGCGTTATGGGTTACAAAATCTTTTGAAGAGGCTGTTGAATACTATAATTCCCTGTCAAACCAACTTATTTCCCCTGCAACTCCTATTATGATTAATGCGGGAACCAAAGTACCTCAACTAGCATCTTGTGTATTACACTACAATAACGACGACTCAAGAGTAGGTTTGTTAGACACATTAAAAGATATCTCAACATATTCATCTGATGCTGCAGGTATCGGACTTTGTATGAGTAATTTAAGGTCAAAAGATACACGAATTTCTTCATCAGGTGGATTTGCCGGTGGATTATTGAAGTATCTTAAAATCGTAAATGAATCATTGAGGTTCTTTAACCAACAAGGAAGAAGACCGGGAAGTGCGGCCATCTATATTGAACCTTGGCATAAAGACATTTTTGACCTTTTGGATATTAAGAAAAACACAGGTCCTGAAGAGTTAAGAGCGAGAGACCTTTTCACATCTTTGTGGTTACCTGATAACTTTATGAGAGCGGTTCGTGAGTCATCAGATTGGTATTTATTCTGTCCTGATGACATTAGTAAAGCGGGATTAAAACCACTCCAAGAGTGTTACGGTGATGAATACGAAGAAATCTATAACAAAGCCGTAAGTTTAGGTATTGGTAAAAAAATCAAGGCTCAAGAGTTATGGTATAAGATTATTGAATCACAAATTGAAACTGGTGTTCCATACCTTTGTTCAAAAGATAACGCTAACAAAAAGACAAACCATCAAAATATCGGTGTAATCAAACAATCTAACTTGTGTAATGAGATTTACCAATATACTGATGAAAAAACAACAGCGATTTGTACACTATCTTCTATGATTTTGAAGAACTTTGTTGAGGACGGAAAGTTTAATTTCCAAAGATTGTTTGAAGAAACTCGTAAAGTTGTAAGAGCACTTAATAAAGTTATTGATATCAACTATTACTCAACAGAAAAAGGTAAAAAAGGTGGATTAGAGCAGCGTGCTATTGGTATCGGAACTCAAGGATTGGCAGATGTATTTTATTTAATGGATTATGTTTTCACTTCTGATGAAGCGAAAAAACTTAACAAACAAATCTTTGAAACTATCTATTACGGAGCGATTTACGAGTCAAATAACTTGTGCAAAACTGCAGAATATTTACCGTATGACTTCTTTAAAGGGTCGCCAATGTCTCAAGGAGTATTCCAATTTGATATGTGGGGATTAAATGAGAGTGATTTGTCAGGAATGTGGGATTGGAACTCACTTAAAGAAAGTGTTAAATTCTTTGGTGTTTGTAATTCACTTACCACCGCTCAGATGCCAGTTGCGTCATCAGCTAAAATCACAGGGTCTTATGAAATGACAGAACCCGCTCACTCAGCATTATTTAACAGACGAGTTGTTGGTGGAGAAATCATGATTGTTAACAAATATCTAATTACCGACTTTGAAAAAATTGGTATTTGGACCGAACAAGTTAAAAACGAAATTATTATAAATGAAGGTTCAATCCAATCAATTAATTTCAACAAATACTTGGACGCTGAGGATAAAAACTACAACAAAAAAGTAAAAAGAATTGAACATTTGTTGAAAAAATACAAAACGATTTGGGAGATTTCACAAAAAGAATTAATTGATATGGCATCTGATAGAGCACCATTTATCGACCAATCTCAATCAATGAATATCTATTTGGCAAATCCAACAGTATCAAAAATCACTTCATCTCACTTTAGGGCTTGGGAAAACGGATTAAAAACTATGTGTTATTACGTTAGAACAAAGGCTATATCAACAGGGGCAAAACACTTGGCGGTTGATATTAGTAAAGAGTCAAAACCACAACCATTACCTGATGTTGATTACAGTAAAATGAACTTACCTCCAAGACCCGACAGTAGTTTGGTCGAATGTTTTGGATGTTCAGCATAACATAAATCCCGAGAAATCGGGATTTTTTGTTTTGGGATATTTATAATAAAATGGCGACACTTAACGAAAATATCAAAAGTTTTAAGTGCTTAATCAGAGTATCCCACTTCACTAAAAATGATAAAGACCGAGATAAGTTCCACAATGGTTATGCCTTCGGTATTCAATCTGTATCAGGTAAAATATTAACTTTTCATGTCATGACAGATTATGGAATGTTAAGGTCAAGAGTTCCAATTTCTGAGATTTTTCTTAAAGAACCAACCGAGGATATACCATTTCATTTCAAACAACTATGGGATTGTTTTTCAGAAAACGTTAGTATAACGGAATATGAATTTTTGAAAGGTAAAAGGGCTGAGGTCTTATTAAAAGATAAATCAAAAGTTTGGGTGACATATATGATGACAATAGATTGGTTTGATAATGCTTACTCAGATGAACCATCTGATTATAAGTGTGGTCATTTACTTGTGTCAGACGATGGGTATCTTTTATGTCAACCAAATAACAGAATATTTTGGAAAGATTCCAATTGGATAACAACTGAGTTTCCACTGAATTTAAAAGACATAAAAGTTGATAATTCATTACCATCGGTTGAAACAAGTTCAGATAGATGGATTTCTGAGGATGGGGATAGTTATTATTATGATATTAATGAAAACAAAATTTAATATTCTATATTTATAGGTATGGCAAACGGAGTTACATATGGTATAAATTTCCCATTTAGAGATTCTAACGATGGTAGATATTTGGATTTATCAACTAAACCTGATGAAGAGTTGAGGACGGATTTAATACATCTATTATTAACAAGAAGAGGTACTAGATATTTTCTACCAGATTTCGGAACAAGGTTATATGAATATATTTTTGAACCTATGGATGGACCTACATTTTCTCAAATAGATGCGGAAATTAGAGATTCAGTTCAGAAATATATTCCCAATCTTAAAATAACCAACCTTCAAGTGTATGATGCATCAACAGAGGAAGAAAGTGACGAAAGAACTGTAATATCGGGAGACGAAAGAGTTTTCAGGGTGCCTGGTATAGGAACAAAAGAACATACCGCAAAAGTAAGAATTGACTTTGTTGTTACATCAAATGCTTTTGAATCAAGTGATTTTATAATAATTAATATATAAAAATATGGCTAATAAAAAAATATCATATACAGTCAGAGATTTTCAATCAATTAGGACTGAATTAATTAATTTTGTAAGAACATATTATCCTGACTTACTTGCCAATGTAAATGATGCATCTGTATTTTCAGTTTTGTTGGATTTAAACGCTGCGGTATCAGACAACTTACAATTTCAGATTGACAGAAGTATCCAAGAAACTGTTTTACAATATGCGCAGCAACGTTCATCAATTTATAACATTGCAAGAACTTACGGATTAAAAGTACCGGGACAAAGACCATCTGTTGCTTTGGTTGATTTTTCAATCATTGTTCCAGCGTTTGGAGATAAAGAAGATATTAGGTATTGTGGTGTTATAAGACGAGGCTCACAAGTTCAAGGCGCAGGACAAACATTTGAAACCGTATATGATATAGATTTCACATCACCATTCAATAATGAAGGGTTCCCTAACAGAACAAAAATTCCTAATTTAGATTCTAACGGTAATATATTAAACTATACAATCACAAAAAGAGAAACCGTAGTAAATGGTATCACAAAAGTTTTCAAAAGAACTATTTTACCAAACGATGTTGTGCCATTTTTTGAATTATTCCTACCTGAAAAAAATGTTTTGGGGGTTACAAGTGTGTTACTAAAAGACGGAACTCAATATGCTAATGTACCTAATGACCAAGATTTTTTGGGAACAAACGGGAGATGGTATGAGGTAGATGCGTTAATACAAGATAAGGTTTTCGTAGAAGACCCAACCAAAGCGTCTGACCAACCTGGTATAAAGGTAGGTAAATATATCTCTACAAGCAACAAATTTATTACAGAATTTACCCCTGAAGGATTTTTTAAATTAACTTTCGGTGGAGGTAGTCAATCCGCTGATGAACAATTAAGAGAGTTCGCAGCAACAGGAAATCCACTTAACTTACAGAAATATTCAAACAACTTAGCGTTGGGAAGTACTCTAAAGGCAAACTCAACATTGTTTATTCAATATAGAGTGGGTGGTGGTATAAGTAGTAATGTTGGTGTTAATGTAATTAATCAATTGGGTACTATTAATTTTGCAGTTAATGGACCATCTCAATCACAAAACACATCAGTTATTAACTCTTTGAATTGTACTAATACAACCGCAGCAATTGGAGGTGCAAATTTCCCAACGGTAGAGGAAGTAAGAAATTATGTAACATATAATTTTGCAGCACAAAAAAGAGCGGTTACAATTAATGACTACGAGTCGATTATACGTGGTATGCCGTCACAGTTCGGAGCACCTGCAAAAGTCGCAATTATAGAACAAGATAACAAAATCAGAATACAATGTTTATCTTATGATTCCACGGGTAAATTAACTAACGTACTATCAAACACCATTAAATCAAACCTTGCAAATTATTTGTCAAATTACAGAATGATTAATGATTACGTATCAATTGAAAGTGCTCAAGTTATTGACCTTAAATTTGATGTTTATGTAGTATTAGACGGTGGTCAAAATCAAGGTTCAATTATCACTCAAATCGTAGATATTATTTCTAACTACTTCTCACCAAGTAATCGTGAAATGGGACAAAACGTGTATGTCTCAGAAATCAAAAAGGATATTCAAAACCTAAATGGTGTAGTTACAGTAGCACAGATTGATGTCTTTAACTTAGTGGGAGGACAATACTCATCTTCACAAACTTCACAAAGATACTCTGACTCAGCAACTAAACAAATTGAATTAATTGATGAAACGATATTCGCTGAACCATCACAAACATACCAAGTCAGGTTTCCTGGTAAAGACATCAGCGTTAGAGTCAAGAATCTAAAAACTGTTAATTTCAGTTAATAAATTTATTTTTCAATTACTTAAACTATTTTTTGAAAATAGATTATAAACTATTTATTCAAAAAGTATTGAATGTCCAAATCATTAAGAATAAGAACCGAGGTCGGGAAAGATAAAACAGTAACATTAAATTTAGACCAAGATTTTGAATTTATTGAAATTTTATCTGTAAAGTTATCTCAACAAGAACTTTATACGAGAAGATGTGCCGATTATGGTGTTTTAGTTGGTAGAATATCAATAAATGATGGGTTTGGAGTACCAAACGCTAAAATAGGAATTTTTATTCCAATTACACCTCAAGACGAGGTTAATCCAATCATTAATTCAATATACCCTTATAAAAGTATCCAAGACGTAAATGAAGATGGATATAAATATAATTTGTTACCCTACAAACCATCATATCCTGGTCATGTGGCAACAGGTTCGTTTCCTGATTTAGAGGATGTTTTAGTTAATCCAACTGCGGTTGAAATCTATGACAAATATTACAAATATACTGTAACCACAAATGATAGTGGTGACTTTATGATTTTCGGACTTCCAGTTGGTAGTCATAGAATGGTAATTAATGTTGATTTATCAGACATCGGTCCTTTCTCACAATCGCCACAAGATTTAATCAGATTGGGTATTGCAACTGATAGCCAAGTAAATGGAACAAAGTTTAGAACTTCAGAAAACATAACGTCATTACCTCAAATTATAACAATTAATCAAGATGTAATTGTAAATCCATTGTGGGGAGATGATGAATATTGTCAAATATCAATCACAAGGTCCGACGTTGATTTGACCGCTTCAAATAATATAGAAATCAAACCAACTTCGATATTCATGGGGTCAATATTTTCTGACGCTGATAGAGGGTCAATAAAAAAGAACTGTAAACCACCATTACGTTCAGGTAATATGTGCTCATTATATACGGCACCTGGTCAAATTTTAGCAATTAGACAAACAATAAAACAAGATGAGTATGGTAGACCGGTATTAGAGGAATATGAATTAGAAAATAATGGTAATGTAATCGACGAAAATGGCACTTGGTTACTCGATATACCAATGAATTTGGATTACATAATAACAAATGAATTTGGAGAACAAGTTTTTTCAAACGATGAGAGAAAAGGAATACCAACCAAAGCCAAATATAGATTTAAAGTAAAATGGAACCAAAGTCCTGATTTAGGAATACCAATAAGGAGGGCAAACTTTCTAATACCTAATATAAAAGAATACGGTTGGGATAATTCTGCAAATGACCCTATCAAAAGCACTTTCGAGATAGAACCTGTGACTTTAACAGTATTACCGATATTTCAAGGACAACTTTTCACAGTACCTACTAATGGTGTATATGATAAAGGTGTAATTCAGATTAGCAATAAAAATAACGTTGAATCACTTAGTTTTTATATAAACGGTGACCCAATATCTGAAACAAATAATATAATTATACAACCTGGACAACAACTAACGTGTAGTTGTATACTAACTAATAGTGAAAATCCGGCGACTTTTACAGTAAGTTATCTAACATATGAATATTTTCAATTAAAAAGGTCATATGAATTTAGTATTTCTTGGGACGATTATCCTAATTTGAATGAGGCAATAAATTGTGATGATAGATTTTATGAAATGTCATATAACAAAGTTTATACGATTTCACAATTAATTACAAGATATACAAAAGGTGCATTCAATAGGCGGTTTTCAGGTATAAAGTCAATAACTGATGATGAATGTGGAAGCACCACTAATAAATTTCCTGCTAATGATGTCCAATTCAAACCTGATTTTATTTTCACAATATTTTCTGTTTTGATTATTTTTTTGAGTGTCTTATTGAAGATATTCGTTAAAGTTTTACACGTTGTTTGTAAATTACTACAAGATATTATAGACTTTTTAACTAAAATAAATGATAATCAAAACTTAGTAAATCTCGACAAGCCAATCGAAAATATGCAAAGATTATTAGATGGTTTGTCAGGATTCAATCTACCAATGTATACTTTTCCTGATTGTGAATTGTGCGATTGTGCCCCGACTACCGCTTCTCCTGGTTTACCATTAGGTGTAACTAGTGCTCAGTCACAAGCACCATTTATAAATAGAAGTGTATTAGCTGACATTTTGAATTCAACAAACTATGAAACGAACATACAAAATGGCTCAACTGATTTTAATCCGATTGTTCAGACATTTTATGCAGGATATCAACCACAAAATACTAATTATGGTTGGTCAATTAGAACACCGGCTAATTTAGTTTTTGGTAGAGAAGAACTTTTTGACCCATCTCAAACCGTGCAAGATTATTACACCCCTTTAAATTTACCGTTCCACGAAAGAATAAATTTGATGAACGCTAAAGGTAAATTTTTTGGTAGTGGATTGAATAGAGGTGCTATAAGCCCAACTCAAGAATCACCATTAAATCAGGTTGGTGTTACTTTAGGAAATACAACATACAATTACTACGCGGGAGGAGGGACAAATCAAATAAAAGTTTGTTTTAACAGGACATTAAACAATACAAATTTATCTTCCGACTTCGAATTAGTCGGAAATCAATATAACCAAAGTACATTAATTTCCAATCTTGTTAATAATTACGACAACTTAGGATTTCATTATGATAATGTCGTAATACTTTTAACAGAAGAACCATATCAGAAGGGCACTTTGATGACTTTTGACAATCCATTTGATTATCGTGATTTAAATTTATCAGGTGACGTATTAAATCAATTTGGTACGTATTCAACAACAGGGACATCAATAAATAACGGTATATCTCAAATATATGTCAGTCATACTCATCCTTTAACAGGTAAAAGATTAAGAACTAAATATAACATAAGCGGAGATACAACTCAAAATCAGTTCCTAAGATTCCCAACAGGGATTGAATATTTTCAAGTGATAGATTCTATGAAAGGTCAGGCCTTTATAGACCAATTTTGGGGAGGAACTTACGATGCCAGAGATAAAATGAACAGTTTCACACCTTATACAAGATTGTTTGTCCAAGGGATTCAAATTTTATCAGGTAGATATTTTTCAACAACGGATGGTTTTGGGGATGGATTTACTTGGGATTGGACAAACGTTGATAGTCCATATAATATTTATGCAGATAAAGGTGCTTTATATGTTACAATTTTAATGAGAGGTGTTGACCCACACTCAACCGCACAACCTATGAAAATAGGTTTAGGAAGGTTGTTTGGAAAACAAAATCATTGGTCTTACTCCGTTGAAGGAAATTTTAAAATGAATATTCCTTTACAACCAAACGATGGTTTGGATTTCGGACTTGCACCATCAGATAATTCTCAAACTACGGCGGTTGATTTTGCACACAGATGTACTAGACATAATTTTGTTGGTACAAACAACGAAGCAAATCAAATAGATGGTAATTATACAAAAGGAAGACTGTTTTTTAAATCCTACCACTTCAAACCAAGTCAACAAAATTGGGAACCATTTAACACTACATCGGTCTTCAATTATATAAAGACATCAGAGGATGATTACGGGGTTAACATGGTGGCGGGATATCCACCAACTGTGTTCCAATCAGACCAACAACCATCCTACCTAAGGCAACTTTCGTCTTTTTACACATTTAATGCTACTAATTCAGGAAGAGGTTTAAGAATAGGTATTAATAATTTTTATACAAGAAATAATTATGATGGTATTGACGCACAATTAGGAATTCCAACGGCAACTAATACAAGCGGGGACGAAATAAGATTCAAGTGGTCATATCAACCTGGGGAACCTGTAGAGGGAATACCGTTTATGTGTTTAAATGGGGGTAATTTAGATGACGGGTTACCTTCTTTTGCTAGAAACATATATAGATTCCTTAGATTACAGCCAATATATTACTCAAGAAGGTATGACCCCGCGGCTTCAACATTTACTATGACAAATGCTGAAAGAATTGTGATG